TAAAAAACCTATAAAATAAATGGGAGCATTATTAGAAAGTGGATTAGTAGGTAACATCGGTCTTAAGCACTTGAAAGTTATCAAAGAAGACACTATAAACAAATGGGACAAATTAGGGTTCCTAGAAGGTCTTAGAGGCCACCTAAAAGAAAATGTTGCACAATTGTATGAAAACCAAGCGTCACATTTAATTAACGAAGCTGCATCATCATCAGATTCAGGTTCATTCGAAACTGTGGTATTCCCTATCATCAGACGTGTGTTCTCTAAATTATTGTCTAACGAGATTGTATCGGTACAAGCTATGAACTTACCAATCGGTAAATTGTTCTACTTCATACCTAAGATTCAAGGTTATTCAGGTGGTTCTGTAACTGACACTCTTGGTGTTGTATCAGGTGACCACTACGCACCAGTAGGTTCTCCTGGTAACTATCCTGGAAATCCTACAGCAGGTTATGATTCAGGTACAGGTCAACCATATGGTACAGCACCTAAGAACCTTTATGATATGTTCTACGAAGGAACTGAGCCAGGTCTTAACCCGGCAGGTTTGTTTGATTACTCTAAAGGTCGTTTCCTTACAATTACATCTGCGACTCCAACAGTTGCTTGGTCTAGTGGAGCTCTTATCTATTCAGCTTACACTGTTGGTGGTTCTAACGTTGAATTTAGAAAAATCATCGTTGCATTATCAGGTTTCTCAAATGCTGGTGTTGGTAAGTTAATCGGACCAAACGGTCAAGAACAAGACACTGAAGAGTTTTTGTCAAACTTAATTCTTTATACTGATAACTCAACGGCAGCTTCTAACTTAAATACTGCAACATTTACACCACTTTTATTCCGTGTTGTTACTCAAAAATATGGACAAAGTATTGTAGGTCCAAACTACACACGTACTCAAGCTGGATTTAACACTACAACATCGGGTGGTAATGGTGGTTATTATGATAACATTTGTAGTACTACAGGATTTATCTATTTAGAAATTGATACTCAAGTTCCTGCATGTATAGCATGTGGTCAAACAACTCCTGATGGATATTCTGGAGCGACATTAACCGCATCTCAATGGAGCGGAGCAACTTCTTTAACTAACATCAAAGCAGCTTGGAGACGTTACGAAGAGTTAGAATTTGAAGACAAAATTGGTGAAGTTTCTTTTGACCTTGAGTCAGTAACTGTATCTGTTACAGAAAGAAAATTAAGAGCACAATGGTCTCCAGAACTTGCTCAAGACGTTGCGGCATTCCACAACATCGATGCTGAAGCTGAATTAACAGCTTTATTATCTGAACAAGTTGCTGCTGAAATTGACCGTGAAATCTTACGTGACTTACGTAAAGGTGCGGCTTGGACATTACGTTGGGATTACAACGGATGGAAGCGTCTGAACAACCAATCAACTCCTTACACTCAAAAGGACTGGAATCAAACGTTGATTACTGCAATCAACCAAATTTCAGCTCAAATCCACAAATCTACTTTAAGAGGTGGAGCAAACTGGATTGTTGTATCTTCTGAAATCAGTGCTATCTTTGATGACTTGGAATACTTCCACGTATCAAATGCGGCTCCTGAGCAGGACCAATTCAACATGGGTATCGAGAGAGTTGGTACATTAAGTGGTCGTTACCAAGTATACCGTGACCCATACTTCCCAGCTAACACTGTGTTGATTGGTCATAAAGGTACTTCTTTATTGGACACTGGATATATCTACGCTCCATACGTACCATTACAATTAACTCCAACAATGTATAACCCATTCAACTTTACTCCTATCAAGGGTATTATGACGAGATACGCGAAAAAGATGGTGAACAATCGCTTCTATGGCCGTATTATCGTTGATGGTGTTCGTACATTCGATTTGAATGAATTAAGATAATCTTATCTTAATTGATAATAAAAAAGGGACAAGAAATTGTCCCTTTTTTTATTTAGATGAAATAATCCTCAAAGATTTGGATATTGCCTCACTTTCTTCAAGAGTAAATACACCTCGTCTGTAAGAACATTTAACTGCTTCAATTATACAATAAAGAGCTTGTTCTTCACTCATATTAACTATGAATTTATCTAAATTTTCATAAGAACTATAATTGATTACATCAAATAAATTACCAATAGGACTAAGATTCTCAAATTTCTCAATAATTTCTTTTTTTAATTCTTCAGAATTGTTTTGTTCCATTTTATTAGATATTTATATTAAAATATAATTCTTTTTTTTTAATATGGAAAGTAAAAATATTTTGGAGATATTCCAAAAATTGTTAGAGTACGAGGAAATGGTTAACGAGGCAACTGTAACATCAGGTTCAGGAACTTATAGGGGTCCTTTAAGTCCTGGTTTAAAGTTATGGGGTAAGAATATTTTAGAACCTTTTACTGTTCCGTTAGAAAAATTTGATAACGCTCAATTATATGTTGACGCATTGGACGGTAATATTGATACTAAAAATATTAAAACCAAAGAAAAAGTTGCTAAAAAGTTTTCAAATTACGATAAAAAACATCCTGTTCTTAATGACGATGACGGAAGTGATTTAAATGACAACCCTCTTAACAAAAAATTACTTAAAAAAGTTTTAGGTAAAAATCAAATTAAAGAAGAAATTGTTAATGAAGATTTAGGTGTTTGGTTTGGGACTAAGAAAAAACCAAAAGGTAGTAAACAACCTAAAGGTCCGTGGGTTAATATCTGTAGTAAAAAAGATGGTAAACATCCACCATGTGGGAGACCTGAAGGTGATACAAAGGGTTATCCTAAATGTAGGGCGGTAGGTGTCGCGTCTAAAATGTCAGATTCTCAAAAGAAGGCTGCTTGTCAACAAAAAAGAAAGGCTGAGAAAAAAGATACTCAAACGGGTAAAGGTCAAAAACCTGTGATGACATCATACAAAACTAAAAAGAAAAAGACCAACGAATCGGTCTTAATATCTTTGATTAGAAAATCTTTAGGTTAATAAATACTTTTACCAACTCTAATACCTGGTTTAAGAGGTTCATACGTTCTTTCAGGTCTTGAATATTGTCCTGTACCATATTCAGAGTTTAATTCTCTTAATGCGTTTTTATATTCACCCGTTTCATCGGATAATATTCTATCAATAACATCTTGAACTAAACTTCTATCAAGTCTTCCGTATTCTGGTTCTTCTGACATTTCTCTTAACACTTTTTTAATTTGGGTATCTAACTTTGACATGATTTTAATATTAACAATTTATTTTATTATAAATATTATCAAGTGAGTGATTAATTTGACTTTCTAATTCTTTTTCAATCTCCATCGCTCTATATTCCATTTCTCTACGGAATGAGATAACTAATTTATCCCATTGAATCTTACTTAATTTGATAAAATAACTGTATGTATGATTGGTTATCGTAACTTGCCCACCATCCATTGTAACAAAAATACCTAATTTATCATTACGGATATATTTTTTATCGGATATGGGGGCGATTATGAGTTCAGAATCTTGAGAATGAATGAGTTTTCTACATATGGTGGAACATTTCCTCACGTTAGACATATAAATGTCAAATTCGGTATCCTTTCGGTCTAATTTACGTAAATACAGACGATACTTAATCCACAGTTTTTTTATTATAGTCATTTCATTTATGATTTGACTACAAATATACTACGATTTTTTAATGATTCAAAATAATTTTTAACAATAAGCTCCTGAGCAACGTCTTTTACCGTCCAAACCTTTTATCTTACCTTTACATACTTGAACAGCGTGACCATTACTATAAGCTGAGGGAAATACGTCATATTTTGCCTTTGCCGATGCTAAACCACGAGCACATAATTTAGTACCAGCCTTTTTACGACCTTCATACATTACATCAACTGCATCCTCACTACTAAAATCTTCACCCTCTATTTCATTCATGATAAAATCAAATACTTGGTCCATATTATTTTTAGCTTCGGCGATATGGTCTTGAGCCCAGTCATGTCCATTATCTAAAATAGATTCTATCATTTGTTTATCTTTACCAAGTAGTATTTCACATTGGCGTTTCATTTGTTCTAAGTTAGAGAAAAACATGTATCTTTGATTTTCTTCTTTAAGGACTTTTTTAATTATGTTATTTAAATTTTTCATATTACGCAATCATATCATCTTCTTTTAGGTCATTACAGACTACATCTAAAAACACTTCAATATCGTGTTCTAAACCTTCATAATCTTCAAA